CACCGCCTTGGACGCTTCCGTGCCCGGCAGCCAGTGGCATGACGGCTACCCCCGTATCGAGTGGCCGTCCGGCGATTAGAAGGGACCTGATGTGGCCGGCATCGTCCTGTCGTCCCTGACCACCGTCTACATCCAGGTCCCCGTCACCGCCACCATCGACGGCCAGCCCTACAACCCGTCCGGGGACACCGTCCAGATGGCGTTCACCGCCAGCGGCGCCAACCCCGTGTCCTGGAATCCGGCATCGTGGACCAGCGGCCCCGGATCGGGCAGCTACCTCGCGCAGTGCCTCGTCGGCCCCGCGAACGGCGCCCTGAACCTCGGCGCCGGATCCTGGACCATCTGGGTCATGATCACCGACAATCCCGAGGTCCCGGTGTTCAAGGCCGGGACCCTTGTCCTCACCTAGCAAGGGCGGTGAGTTAACTGTCCATCGCCGCGACCCAGGGCTACGTGCGGGGTCTCCTGAACGGCCTGGAATGGCCGCCCGCGATGGCCGGCCTCGCCCCCCTCGACTGCTACATCACCGCCCCCAACCCCAACGTCCAGTCCGAGATCCCCGCCGCCTACATCTGGATGAACCGCGGCCGGGAATCCCGCGACACCACCCGCCTCAAAGGCGGCACCATCCCCCGCATCTCCATGCCCGGCGGCCCGTCCGGCACGAAAATGGACGAGTACACCCTGCCCGTCTGGCTGGTGTGGATGATGAGCGCCGACGACCCCGACGCCGACAACCTGTTCCCCGGCATGCTGTGGACCGTCATGAGCGTGCTGCGGGGCACCGCCTACGGCGCCGGGGGGCAGAACTCCGTCACCCCCGCCGAGCTGACCGACCCGTGGACCGGCGAGCAGTCGTGGCTCATCGACCTCGGCGAGGAAATGCGGTTCGAGACCGCCGAGCGCGCCCTCGATGACCAGCGGAACATGTGGCGGTTCGACGCTGTCATCGACTGCGAGGTGTCCGAGCTCATCGCCGCCTGACCCCCCATTCACCGACTGTCCTCACCAGGAGCCGTGTGCCCGACCCGCTGTTCATGTTCACCGGCCCGTCCCCCCTCGGATACCCCGACTACGCGGACACCGCCACCGACCGGATGCTCACCGCGGACCCGGGCGGCACCTACGGCATCCGCGCCGTGGACGGGATCATGCCCGTGCCGCCCGCTGACGGCCGGTGGGTGACCGCCTGGGCGCCGCCGCCCCCCGTCCCGCCCGTCCCGGAACTGCCGGAGCCTGAGGGGAGCGAAGCCTGATGTCCAACCTGCCTTCCGGTGTCGCGCCCTCATCGAGGACATGGCTCGGCATCGGCCGCGAGCTGGTCACGGGCACCGCCGTGAACCCGTCCAACACCATCCCGCTCGACAAGTCCAGCTACGAGCCCGAGGACACCCCGAGGTTCCTGGAGGATCTCGCGATCCGGGGGCAGATGAGCCACCGGTACGCCGATGTCCTCGGCCCCGAGGACGCCACGTTCTCCTACGGCGGCCCGGTCTTCGGCGACGTGTGGGGCTACTGGATGGACAACCTGTTCGGTGACATGTCCACCACCGGCAGCAACGGCACGTCCTCGACCACGACCACGCAGGCCCTCGCGGTCGGCGCGACCTCGGGCAGCGTGTCCAGCCTGACGGGGTACACGAACTCCTCGATCGTGCAGATCGGCACCGGCGCGACCAGCGAGGTCGTGATCCTCAACGCCTCCGGCGGCACCGCCGGGTCCACGATCGTGTTCACCAGCTACCCGCTGCGGTTCGCGCACGCCACGTCATCGACCGTGCAGGTGGTCAGCGGGCCCTACACGCACACGTGGGCCGTGCTGAATCAGCAGGCCGGGTACACCGGCTCGTTCGGGGCGCAGCCGCCGACCTCAACGGCCACCGACTACACCGGGCTGACGCCCGTGGTCGGGGCCAGGGCCTACCCGGCGCTCTGCGTCGGCGCGCTCGACCTGACCCTCAACGCTGAGGGCCTCTTCATGGGGAAAGTCACCGGCAACTCGTGGATCAGCGCGGCGGCCGGGACCACGCCGGTGAACACGACCTCGTTCATCGCGCCGAACGCCGCCTGGAACACGACCATCACGATCGGCGGCACGAGCACCTACAACCTGGGTGAGGCCACCTGGGCGTTCAAGCGGGAACTGGGGCTGTACTGGACTTTGCAGGGCGCCCAGAACCCCTACATCATCGCCCGCGGGGACCTGGACGCTACGGGAAGTCACAAGTTCAGCGTCCCGGGTGACGACACGCCGCTCGGGTGGATGACCGCGAACACCCAGCCTTCCGTGCAGACCGTCACCACCAACGGCCTGGCGGGCACCGCTCAGATCCAGTGGACGATCACCAGCCACAACGCCGACTACATCAAGAGCAAGCCCGTCCGCTCCGGTGTCCTCGTCGGCTACGACAACGAGTTCAGGACCAGGGCCAACGCGACCGATGTCGGCGGCTCGGGCGGCCTCGGGCAGGTCACGGTTCAGCTGGTCAACAACACCCCCGCGTACTGACAGTTACCTGCACGGTATCTCCGTGCCCGGGACGCCCCCGTCGCCGCCGGGCTTTTTCGTACGCAAATGCGAATTTGCGAATCATCCGTTCAACTCAAGCATTCCGGAGGCGCTGATGCGCGTAGAACTTCCCAGCGGCGGGTGGGCCGAGATCCGCGAGAAGCTGCGGCCGGGTGACCGGTTCGCGCTCCAGGACGCCCCCACCGTCGTCGTCACGGACGGCAAGGTCGTGGTCCGCGACGCCGCGGCGAACGGCACCAGGGCGCTCCTCGCACGGCTGATCACCGCCTGGTCGTTCCCCGGGAACCCGGCGATGATCCTGGGCGCGAGCGTGGACGCCCTTGATGAGGTCATGGACCTGGACGACTGGGACGCCCTGGAAGACGCTGTCGCGCCGCTGGCCGGCAAGGCCCGGGGCCGCGTCCCAAATCCGAGCGAGCCCTCGCCGACGAACGCGATAACCAGCGGCTCGTAACATTCTTCGCCAGCGGCGGCACGCAAGGGCAGCTGCCGGAATCGATGCCGCCGCGGATGCTGTCGTACCGGTGGTTCGCGAAGGTTTACGGGTGGACCCCGGACCAGGTGGATGAGCTGCCGATGGACGCGTGGGAGTGGATGCCGCGGATCGAGGCGGCGGAGGCGCGGGCACAGGAACTAGCGCAGGCACAGGCGAAACGGGACGCCGCCCGGAGGTAACTGTTGTCTCCTGAGGAGCTTCCGGCGCTGCTGACCGCGATCCGGGACCGTGCCGCTGAGGCCGCGCCGCCGGTGGCGATGGCGATGGCGGACACGTTCGGTGAGCATCTGAGGGACGTGACGCTGAACCGGTACAGCCATCCGCCGTTCAGCAAGACCCCCGCACCGGAAGGGCAGCCGCCCGCGCGGATCAGCGGTGACCTGGCCCGGTCGGTGCGGGCAGCACCACTGCCGGGGTCGGGGATGGTCGCGCACGCCGAGGCGGGCCCGCACACGATCTACGCCCGCTTGCAGCAGGAAGGCGGCGACATCTTCGTGCGCCGGCGCCGCTACCTGAAATGGCTCACCGACTACCCGACGGACGCGACCGCGTTCTGGAAATCCGAGCGCGAGGGCGGAGGCCTATTCCTCAACTTCGCTAAGAGCGTGCATATCCCCGCCCGGCCGTATATGGAGCCGGCGCGGGACGAGGTTACCGGGGACGGGTCGCTGACCCGCAGGGCGATGGAAGCGTTCACGGCACGGACACGGCTCTGGTAATCGCGCTGGCCGGGTACTGAGCATCTGAGGTGAGGTTATGGCTGCCACCGCGACGCGGGCCCGTCCCCGCCCGCCGCGCCGGGCGGGGACCGGGCCGCTGGGGCTGCCCGCCTCGGGGCTCGGGTCGCCGTTTGTCACGATCTCCTCCTCGGCACTGCCGGTCTTCGCGAACGACGCGCAGACCACTGTCACCTCGGGCGGGACGCAGCCGCTCCAGGCCGGGGTGCCGGAGACGTGGACGGTGGCCTCATCGGCCACGTTCCCGGCCGCGTCCAGCTCGGCCAGCCCGCCGGCCTTGTTCCATGTCGCGGACATCGCCTACCCCAGTGAGCTGATCGCCGTCACCAATGTCTCGGGGACGACGTGGTCGGTGATCCGGGGCGCGGAGAGCACCGTCCCCGTCGGCCACCTGGCCGGGTTCACGATCCAGCAGGCCGTCACCGCCGGGGACCTCGGCGCGCTGTCGGCCGCCCCGGCCACAGCGCGGGTGAACCTCGGCCTGACGTGGAAAGACCCGGTGCAGCAGGCCACCATCGCCGCGCTGCCGTCGAACACGTACTTCAGCGGCGTCCTGACCGCCGCCGCGAACGGCGCGCTGACGGTAGACAGCGTGGCCTGCGTGACCGGGCAGCGGATCCTGGTCACCGACGAGGCCGCCGCCGCGAACAACGGCATCTACGTCGTGACCTCCCCCGGGTCGGCCGGGACACCGTATGTGCTGACCCGCTCAGCGGACATGGCGACCGGCAGCCAGGTCACCGGGGCGATGGTCATGGTCGAGCAGGGCACCGTCGCCGCCGGGTCCGGGTGGTTCGTGGAAGGCGCGGGCCCGGACACGATCGGGACCACGGGAATCTACTGGACCAAGGTCACCGCGATCATCAGCGGGAATAACCCGCAGCCGCTGGGCACGGCCGCACCGGGAACAACCGGGCAGGTGTCGGACTCCGGGCATATCCACGCCTGGGGGCAGGCCGCCCCGGCCGGGTTCACGCCGTCCAACCCGACCGCCACCGCGTCCACGACGCTGGTCATGATGGGCCTCGGCTCCACCTGCGCCTACACCCCGGCCGGGTCCGGGATCGTGCTGGTGAACGTCAGCGGCTACGTGCAGACCCTGACAGCCGTGACCACGGTCACGTTCGGCGGCCGGTACGGCACCGGGACCGCGCCCGCGAACGGCGCCGCGGTGACCGGAACCCGGTTCGGCGCTGCCGGTGACCCGTCCGCCGGGCCGCCGGCGGTCGGCCGTCCGGCCGCCATCGCGCTGACCGCGCTGCTGACCCTGACCCCGGCCACCGCCTACTGGTTCGACCTGGCGCTGCTGACGGGCAACGCGTCCGACTCAGCGGAGCTCACCAACGTCTCGATGACGTTCGCGGAACTGCCGTAACCCCATGACTTTCCGCTCCAGCCCCGGCATCGCCCGTCCGGGACCGTTCTCGCCCGGTGTCATCGGCGGCCCGGTCACCCTCCTGCCCGTCC